TTTTTATCATTTTTACTTTTTGGCATTTTAAATTTAACTTAATTACAAAATTTTCACCCTTAGGTTACTGGGGGCGCATATGAGAAAACAATGCTGGTTTATAACGAACCAGAACCGCCAAAGCTTCGACAAAATCAGGGTGATGTCTGAAGCTAGTGGCAAAGTTTAAGATGTTTCCTTCATCAAAATCTAATGTTACCTTCATGCAAATAGCATAAGTGGCTTTCCAAACGTTATCTTGAAAAGTAAACTCAGGTCCAAACGTACTCGAACAAAAGCTGTATAACCCACCATCTGAAGGTTGCGGATTCACGTCCGTCAACGTGTAGCCTCTAAGCCTGTAACGCCGTATAAATGCGTCACGCGGATGCTTAGTCAGCTCAATACAGTCATCCCCACCTGTAACAACGGGGCGACTACCGCATAGTATTGCTAAATACGCTCGGGCTCTAGAATTCTTGGAATACGTCAAAAGTGATCCTGATTCAGTGATACATGGCTCAAGAGGTACGAACATCAATCCGTCATCCTGTATATTCACGCGAGTAGCGTGAACAACGGCAAGCGCTAAACATAAATAAAAATGTCGCGCATCATGCACTGTCTCATTAACAACAATTCTCTCGGGTGCACCTACTGTACCCGGTTCCAAATAACACAACCTCATGTTGATCATTCTAGAAAACAAATCCGCAAAATACAGCCTAGGATCTGATGAATACTCCCACTTCTCCACGTCACTGGTAAACATATAAGTGTTTCCAGGATCACGCATATAAGCTGCGCGAAGACGTTCATAAAGTTCCTGAGTTTTCTCCGGAGTGACTAAATCAAGACGAGTAGCGGTCACGAGGTCTTTGGTGTCATTCTCATGTGCCAAATTGTCGCCGAACGCAATCCTGAACATCATTTGATCAACAACTGATGTAGAACATACTAGTCTAGCTGACTTACCGGTCTTACGACTTTCAAACTTCTGATTCAACATTACGGGGTCGCGCAGATCATTTTTAACGTGATACATAGCATCTCTAACAATGCTATCGCGGTCGTAACGATCACCAAAAATGGTGTTGTCAGTCTTATTACCGAAATCCTTCCATATCATCTGACCATAATTGACCAACTTGGCAAACCTAACCTGTATGGCATGATCAACCAGAACACCTTGCTGTTTAAACAAGTCGCCATTACTGGCATGCATTCTGGTGTAAGGATAGCCAGGGCTCTTATTAGCTTTAACGGTTGTTTTAAGCCAGTCCACCATAGATGGAGCTAAGGACCCATCGGCCTCAATAACACTGTGAAGACAGTAGTATCTACCAACAGAAACATGTGCATACTCCTTGCACAATATCTTAAATTTGTCGCATTTGTTCAATGCTGGTTCTTTTCGGAAATCGAAAGCGCCT